TTTTCGGCTTCTGCTGCGCGTTTTTCGTAACGTGCCAAAGCGCGATCTTCTGCTTTAAATTGGCGGGCGTCACGGGCATCCAGTTCTTGTACAATCGTCATCATGGTAGGTTCTCCTGTTTTGCGCTCTTCAGACCATCTGTTCAGCGCATGAGTTGAACTGTACACGCACTCGTGCTAGGATGCAAGCACTTTCTGCAACTTTCTTTGACATTTATGAACCTCACCGAAATCAAGCAACGCCTCGCTGACCGCAAACTTCCTGTGGTGGCTGCGGCCACCGGGCTGTCTGTGTTCACTTTGTACCGGCTGGTCAACGGCAAAAACAGGCCCAGCCGCTCGACCATGCGCTCCATCGAGACATACCTGCGCGAGACAAGCACGGTTGCGCTCAATGGCTGATCTAGCCCACATCTTTGGTGGCGCGTGGTCACCACCACCTGAGAGGGTGCTTGCACCACCTGAGCAGCAACTGCAAGACGCCATGCGTGGCTCGGGCCTTGAACCCCCGGACATCGTCTACCTTGACGGCAAGATTCACAGGTTCAAGTCAGGCACCAAGGGCACACCCGGCGCAGGCGACAAGTCGGGCTGGTACATTGCTTTTGGTGACGGCATCCCGGCAGGCAGGTTTGGGTGCTGGCGGGCGGGGATGGAATCGACATGGCGTGCTGAAATTGCGCGTGCCATCAGCCCAGCAGATGAGATGGCTTTCGCTCGGCGTATGAGCGAAGCAAAAGCCGCCAGAGACATCGAGCAGGCCCGTAAGCATGAGGTGGCTGCGGATGTGGTCGACACCATCTGGGCCGAGTGCATAAGCGCGTCAGTAGACCATCCGTATTTGCGGCGCAAGGGCATCGCACCCAATGGGGCCAGAGTCACGGGCGACGGTAGGCTGGTGGTGCCTCTGTACGGTCAGGATGGCACGCTGGCATCTTTGCAGTACGTCGATGCTGAAGGCGGTAAACTCTACCACCCCGGAGGCTCGACCAACGGCAAGTTTTGGTGGTTGGGCAACCTTGACGAACCCTGCACCATCTACATGGCAGAGGGGTTTGCCACCGCCGCCACGATTCACCAAGTCACCAACTGCCCGGTGGTGGTGGCATATAGCGCCAGCAACCTTGTGCCCGTCGCAGGCGTGTTGCGTGGCCTGCATCCAACCTGTGACCTTGTGATCGTTGCCGATTGTGACAGAAGTGGGGTCGGCCAGCGGTATGCAGAGCAGGCATCAGCAAAACATGGCGCACGCATTGTGATGCCACCAGACCTTGGCGATGCCAATGATTACGTCCAAGCAGGCGGTGACTTGCTAGCCCTGCTGACACCACCCGTCAACGATTGGCTGGTCAGCGCCGACTCGTTCAGCGCCAAACCCAGCGCGGTCAAGTGGCTGGTGAAGAAGTGGGTGCAGGGTCACGGTCTGATCATGGTGCATGGCCCATCAGGCGGGGGCAAGACGTTCGCGGTGCTGGATTGGGTGCTGCACCTTGCCGCAGGCATGGCCGATTGGCATGGGCATCAGGTCAAGCCTTGCGATGTGGTCTACCTTGCAGGCGAGGGGCACCAAGGTCTGCGCGGGCGCATTGCCGCATGGAAACACCACCATAACGTCACCGGCCTGTCGATGTGGCTGAGTCAGTCGGGCTGCGACCTCAACACCAACGAGGGCTATCAACTGGCAGCAGCGCACATCAGGTCGCTACCAAAACCACCGGGCGTGATCGTGGTCGACACGTTGCACAGGTTCTTGGCAGGCGACGAAAACAGCGCCCAAGACGCCAAGACCATGCTCGATGCGTGCGCAAGGCTGATGCACGAATTCAAGTGCAGCGTGATCCTTGTCCACCACACAGGCGTGAACGAGGATGCCCAACACCGTGCCCGAGGCTCAAGCGCATGGCGAGGCGCTTTGGACATCGAGATCAGCATCGTGCCCGCCACATCCAACCTGCCCATGCAACTGGTGCAGCGCAAGTCCAAGGATGCTGAACTGGCCCCAACCATCAACGTGGAGTTGAAGCAGATCACCATACCGGGCTGGTTTGACGAAGACGGTGTGCCGGTCACCAGCGCGGTGATGGTGCCATCCACCATAGCGGCAACGGTCAAGACTGACAGCAAGTTGGCAACGCACCGCAAGACAATCGAGAACGCATGGTGGGCATCAGGAACACCAGAACGAAGGGGCCATCCGTTCATCGAGCGTGGTGCGTTGATCGAGTATATGGTTCACAAGATGGGTATCAGCGAGGCGTCTGCGAGGGTATATGTCAGGCCGTCAGCGGATGGCAAATTGATTGCCGCATTATTGGTTGCGCAGGTTATCGAGGCAGACGATGGCGGGTGGATCGTCAACGATCCCATCGAGTCTAGCGCCATGCTGATCCGCAAGAACAAGGGGTGAACAGGTGGGAACTGAGAACTTTTCGGGAACTTTTCGGGAACGGTTCTGGGGGGCGAAAAGACGAAAATCGGGAACGAACGGGAACTATATCCTTAAGGATAGTTCCCGAGTTCCCGTTCGTCGCGGTCAGAATCGTGCTGGCAACGCTAAGATGTTGGTGACCGCTAACATTGGTGGTGTGGTGGTGGGTGTGGTTGGGGTTGAAGGGGGGGTGACTGCGTTTCGCGGTCGCCGTGATATGTATACGCGCAGGCGCATGGGGGTTATATGAAAACCGCATTGAAGTCATTACCGTCGCCCGACAGGTTATATGGGCCAGAGAATAGGTGTTGGGAAGTTATTCTCGACACCATCAGCAGCGGTGGCAGTCTCAGCACGGCGCTGGCGAAGCACACTTGGATGCCTAGCGTGGCGCAGGCACGCAGGCACATCGCCAACGATCTCGACTACCAAGCACGCTACGAGAAGGCGCTGCAAGACCGCGCAGACAAGTTGGCTGAGGAGATCATTGAGATCAGCGATTCAGCGCCGCCAGAAGGCTTAGAGGCGGCTGCAATGAGTGCTTGGGTAGCAGACAAGCGGCTGCGCGTTGACGCACGCAAATGGGTGGCCGCAAAGTTACAGCCCAAGAGATACGGCGACCGTATCGATGTGTCTGTTGTCGACACGCGCATCAGCGTGATGGATGCGCTGACGCAGGCGAAGCAGCGCGTACTGAATGACAACAGCGATGTGGTCGATGTCGAGTCGCGGGACGTCTAATGTTGACAACGAGCGTTATGTCAACCGCGACGTGAGCACTCACTAACCGCCGGCAGGGGGTGCCCCGCCCGCCCGACGGGGTCGGGGGAGGGGGTAGGGCCGACGCAAAAGGGCCACGGGAACGGTAGTGTCACGAACAAATTTTTCTTTTTTTAATTTATCATCTGCCCCATGCCCAAACAAGACTTTACCACCTCCGGCAACCCCTACGTCACGGCGTTCCATGACCTCATGGCGACGTCCAAGGACTTCATCCAGTTCTTGGCCGACCCTGTCGAGCGCCAAGGCATCCGGCAGGGGTTTACAGATGCCGTCAATCGCGGTGCCATAGCCGCGACCCTTGGTGGCCCCGTCGATACGTTGAACATGGGGCTGGGGCTAGGCGCGGCAGCGGTCGGGTACTTGGGCAACAAGGCTGGCATCTTGACTGCGGATCAGATGCCCCAGCCCATAGAGAAGCCTTTTTTGGGGTCTGAGTATTTTGGTGACCTGATGCAGCGCGGTGGCGCGGTCAGTCCGAATCGCAATGCCTTGGCCGAGACGGCGGCAAACCTTTTGACGATTAGCCCCGCCAAGTCGGCCAAGGCTGTTGCAGCGATTGCTGGCGGTGGGATGGTTCCGGGGATGGAGGCAGCGACCTTCATTGGCCCCAACGCCAAAACATGGAACGGCGCAACCGCTAGGCAGGCGCTGGAGATGGAGAAGAATGGTGCCAGCCCCAGAGAAATCTGGGCCAAAACGGGTAACTTTCGTGGCGCAGATGGGCGGTTGAGGCAGGAGATTGATGACAGCGCGTTGCTGTTCAATCCGGCTGGTGATCCCGGTATGCGTCGTTCTATTGGGATTCCGTTTGCTGGTTCGCCGGATTACAACTACGGCCCCGCACTTGGGGGGTCAAATGCTTTGATGGAGCATCCGTTGCTGGAAAAAGCATACGGCAGCGTGGTACCCAACACTTTTGTGCGCAATGGTGGCAATGGTTATGCTGGTGAGTTTGACCCCGGAAAACAGTCTATTACCATGTACGCGCCCGCTACTGGGGCGCAGGCACGCTCGACTGCGTTGCACGAACTTCAGCACGCTGTTCAAAATCGAGAGGGGTTTGCAAGGGGTGGGAACGCTGGAGAATTTGCCCGAGGCCCAATGTTTGATCCTAAGGCGCGTGAGTTGTCGTCTGAATTGAGTCAGAACTTGACGGGTGGTCTTAGCGCAAAGCCGGACGAAATTATTGGCTCGATCAAGTTTGGCGACCCGGTTGAACTGAACAAGATTGCAAACAAGTTTGGTTTTGGCAACATTGACGAAGCCATGACGTTCTTGAAAAGCGAGGACGAGAGGCGCACGCCGTATGGGCAGTACCAGCGGCTGGCTGGCGAGGCTGAGTCTCGCGCCGCGCAGGCCCGCATGGACATGACGCCGGAGCAGCGCCGCGCCACGTTCCCGTTTGATTCTTACGATGTGCCGCAGAATCAGTTGATCGTGATGAACGATGCTGGTGGCGGGGCGCAGATGTCGTTGCCCGCGCAGGGTCGCAGCGGGTTTGGTGCGTTTGATCCGAGGTACGACCCACGGGTAAAGGAACAGGGGCGGCTGAAGGCTTTGACGCGAGATGTGCAGTTGAACCCCGGAGCGCAAAACGCGCCAACGGTGTCGCTGGCTGATTTTGAAGGCAGGCCGTTTTTGACCAGCATGGCAGACCGCACGGCGGGTGGTGGCAAGTTGGTTGGCGTGGAAGGCGTGAAGTTCAACAGGCCGGTGGAATTGCAGGGTGGTCAAGACTTTATGTTCAACAACCCCGGTCAGGTGTGGTCATCTGCAACGGGGCCGGTGAACCAGTTGATGAGGCAGGCTGGGGCCATTAAGCAGGCAACTGGGCAAAATCCGTTGTATTTGCCGTGGCGCATGGCCCCGTCTGGCGGCGACTTTGCGTCGATGACCGGCGAGACGATGCTGGCGTATGCAGATGCTGCAATGAACAAAAAGACTAAGCGTTTGCTTGACAAGTCCATCAAGGAATTTATTCCTGAGTGGAAGGGTGTTTCTGATCCAGAAAGTGTGGCGCAGTTTCGCAAGGCACCAGACAAGGCACGCAAGGCCATCAAGAACATGATGGACACCAACTTCCGCAACGAAGGCGGGTTGAATATTGGTGGAGCGCGGTTGGCGGTGTCTGACCCGGCGCAGTTGGCTGCGCAAGAAGGCGGCGTTCAAAATGTTGGCGAGATTTTTGCGGGCCAGCCAATCATCAAGGAATCAGGACACTTTGCCTATCCTCGCGGCGTTCCGGGGCAGGGGCTGGGAACACTTGGTGAAGACCTCAATATTTATCAGTTGCTGCCAGAAGCAGCAAAAGAACGAGGCATTCCGGATGTAACCAACCCGCGCACCACAGACATCCGGGCGTTGCAGATGAAACCGTATGCCGGTGTTCTCAGCAACAAACTGCTCAAACGTCTGGGCTATTGAACAGATATTCGGGCTTGAAGGTGGCGGCAAATTTGTCGCCGTATCGTTCAATTAAAAACTCAACGACCGATTGCTCGGTGACCTCATGCACGCCCGTCACGATGCAGATTGTCTCATGCAGGCCAAGTGCATCTAGCATTTTGGCTGGCATTTTGACATCGGTGTTGACAATAGGCGATAAAATCATGCCTTGATGTTACAGGAAAACTAGGCAAATGCAAACCACCATCTACAAAGCCGCCGAGGAACAGGAACTGATGACCACGATGTGGTCGCCAGCGATTGCTGATGACCCGGAGGCGTTTGTACTGTTTGCGTTTCCTTGGGGACAGGAGAACACGCCGCTGGCAAACTTCAAGGGGCCGCGCAAGTGGCAGCGCGAGGTGCTGCGCGACATTGCTGCGCACATTAAAAAGCAGCAAGGGCTGGTGGATTTTGAGACGCTGCGTCAGGCGGTGTCGTCCGGGCGGGGTATCGGCAAGTCGGCGCTGGTGTCATGGCTCACCATCTGGATGCTGTCGACCCGGATTGGCTCGACGACGATCATCTCAGCCAACTCTGAAAGTCAATTGAGAGCAGTCACCTGGGCCGAGATCACCAAGTGGCTGGCGATGAGCATCAACAGCCATTGGTTTGAGGTGAGTGCCACCAAGCTGGCTCCGGCGTCGTGGTTGACGCAACTGGTGGAGAAGGACTTACGCAAGGGCACGCGGTACTGGGGAGTGGAAGGTCGGCTGTGGTCGGCTGAGAATCCAGATGCGTATGCCGGCGTACACAACTTTGATGGTGTGCTGGTGATCTTTGATGAGGCGTCGGGCATTGACGACTCGATCTGGGCGGTGACGGCTGGTTTCTTTACGGAGAACACGCCGAATCGTTTGTGGCTGGCGTTCAGCAACCCGCGCCGCAACACGGGGTATTTCTACGAGTGCTTCAACAGCAAGCGGGATTTCTGGACTAACAAGGTGGTGGATGCTCGGACGGTGGAGGGCACCGACAAGGCGGTGTACCAGAACATCATTGATGAGTACGGCCCAGATAGCAGCCAGGCGCACGTTGAGGTGTACGGGCAGTTTCCGTCAGAGGGCGATGATCAGTTTATTCCGGCAGACATTGTGGATGAGGCGATGGCGCGGGAGAAGTACAAGGATCAGACGGCACCAACCATTATTGGGGTTGATCCTGCCCGGTTTGGGGCTGATGCTACGGTGATTGTGGTGAGGCAAGGCCGTGACGTTGTGCGTATCGACCGGCACCGGGGCGACGACACCATGACCGTGGTGGGCCACATCATCGAGGCCATTGAGGAATGGAAACCCGACATGGTGGTGATCGATGAGGGTGGTCTGGGCGCGGGTATTGTCGACCGGCTGAAGGAACAACGCTTCAAAATCAAAGGCGTTAATTTTGGCAATAAGTCAGTAAACCCTGTCATGTATGGGAACAAACGTGCTGAGATGTGGGGCAAGATGAAAGAGTGGCTGCGCTCGGCAAGTATCCCAAAGGATCGGTTCTTGAAAACCGACCTGATTTCGCCTATGATGAAACCAGACTCGCGGGGTACAATCTTTTTGGAAAGCAAGAAAGATATGAAATCTCGCGGTCTTGCTTCGCCAGACGCAGCAGATGCGCTGGCCGTGACGTTTGCATTTCCTGTCGCGCACCGTGAGTACAAAGAACCAGCGCGGCGGGTTAACGCGCAGGGCAGCAGCGTAAGTACATCTTGGATGGGATCATGAAAAAAAATGTTTCTCTGTCTGTAGGGCGCGGCGAAAAGTTGCCTGTAAGCAAGGGTGCAGGTCTGACGGAAAAAGGGCGCGAGAAGTACAACCGCGAAACCGGCAGTAACTTGAAAGCGCCCGCGCCTAATCCTAAGACTAAAGCGGATGAGGGGCGCAAAGCGTCATTTTGTGCCCGTATGGGTGCCGTCGCGGCTAATGCCAAAGACGGCGAACGCGCCAAGGCGGCGCTCAAACGATGGAAGTGCTAATCATGCATAAGAAGCCTGGACTCTACGCAAACATCAACGCCAA